GATCGACTTGGGCGCAAGCGTGCCGACAGAGCCTGCGATGGCGTTGACCGACAACCCTCCTGATGCCGCGGCGTCACCGGTGATCTGGTAGAGCGTGCCTGCGCCCTTGAAGACCGTCATCGACTGCTGGATGCCGCCGAGCTGCGACGACAGCGGCAGGCCGGCCAAGGCCGTGATCGACGTCGTATCACCGATCTGGACCGCCTGCGAGGCGAGCGAAACCTGCATCGGGGTCGTCGGGTCCGAATAGACGAGGTAGGAGCTGACACCGTAATAGGCGCGCCCGTTGAACCCGTAGACGCACGAAGGGACGGTGCTCAGCGGGTTCGTGTTCGTGTTCCCGGCGCCCCAGCGCGGCTTGACCGCCGTTCCGCCTGTGATGTTGATGCTCGTCACCGACGCTGTGGCGGTCGCATTGGCGCTGACCGTGATCGTGCCTCCGCCGGAGAAATTGACCGCGACGCCTGTGCCGGTCGCTGTGGCGGCCTGCGACAAGGTGACCGACGACCCGCTGACGGCCGTCACATAGGTTCCGGCGAGGATGCCGGTNNCTTGACGCCCGCCACTGAAGCCAGTCCGTCGAGCGTCGTGTTGCTGTGCGTGTTGCCGGTGGTGTTGAGGCTGAACGTTCCGTTCGTTGCCGACACCACGTAGGTTCCGACCGGAAAGCGTGGATCGTTGATGAGCTGGCCGGGGGTGACGCCCTGAAGGATCGGCGCCGAATTGCCGACGGTCGTGAAGACCGAATCGATCAGGTTCGAACCCGACGAGATATTCCCGATGAGGCTCTGGCTGTAACCGCTAGTGTCGATCCAGCCGAAATAGACACCGGGCGCCGCGCCGCCGGGGAAACCGGGATGGGTGACGACGAGCGTGACGTTGTTGATCGCCTTGACGTTAGGCGGCGTCCACCCGCCAGTTGTGTTCGGGGAAAGCGGGAGCAGCGCGGCGGTCACGCCAGCGAGGGTGACGAACCCGCCGCTCGACAAATCGTAGCAGAAGGGTTCGTCCTTGCCGGCGTAGAGCGCCGAGGAGACCATGCCGTACACGCGCGTCCCGACGATCGTGTACTCGGAGATGACCCCGTTCGGGTTGGCGGGCGAGGCGAAGGTGACCGCGGCGCCTGTCGCTGACGCCGTGGCGTTCGCACTCATCGTGATCGTCGTGCCGGAGATCGAGCTGATCGTCGTTCCTGCGGGGACGTTGGCGACCGCGATCGTCATCCCCGGCTGGAGATCAGTGACGTCGGCGACGGTGGTGAGCTGGTTCGAACTTGCTGTGGTGTTGCCGGTCGTGCCCTTCGAGAAGGTCGGATTGGTGAAGTCGATGACCTTCACCCCCGCCGGGCGCGGGACGAACACCGACGCAGTGTGATAGGAAAACGTCAGGTTCTGCAACTGCACCATTGCGCCCGGAAAGACGTTCGTACCGTCTTGGGCGTCACTAAGGCCGCTTGGCCTTATGATGACGGGGGTCATGTTGCGGAGCGCCATGTCGCTCTACCAGGGGATAGCTTTGGTTTGCCGAAGCGTACCGATGCCGGGCTTGAAATAGCGACGATCGAGCCGCGCATATTCGGTGCGCGTGTTCTTGTCGTCTTTCATCTTCAGGTAGCGGTTGAGAATGCCCTGCGCGCCGCTATCGCCTTTCCCGAGATACCGTTCGGCGCGATCGTCGTCAGCAATGCGCATCAGCTCGCCGGCGAGACGCGTGAACAGGTAATCAGTGTTCGGGAACCACGGCACGACCATCGAGGTCTCGGGCGTGGTGATGTCAGGCATCTGACTGAAGTATCGGATCGTCAACACGATCCCGACGCCAGCGGGCGGCCAGACGTAAAGCTGCGGCGGGCTCTGCGACATATCGGTCGCGTAAAGCGAGGGGTAGGTATTGCCGGGATTCGTCGGCATCGCGTCGAACTCGGCGAGATCGATCGGCGTGAGCGTGTATGGCTCCTGTGATACAACATAGAAGAGGTCGTCAGGGAGGGCGCGGAGATAGTCGGCGGGAAGGTTGTACGGCCCGGAAGTCGTCCCCAGCGCCAGCGTGGTCGTCTTCTTGGCTACGTCGAGGTCGTAAGTCTGACAGAGGTCCGACAGGATCATGTTGAGAAGCTGCCCGGCTTGCGATGTGAAGCCGGGCACTCCTGCAACCTGCGTCGCATTCGATACGATCTGTGACGCAGACCACGGCATGTCAGGTCTCCAGCACGGCCAGGGTCTCGGCGATGAGACCTTCGACCTTCTCGATTTCCTCGCGGTATCGACCGACGGTCGTCGCGAGGTTGGCGCGCTGCTGGTTCCGCTCGGCCACGAGCTTCTCCTTTGCAGCCGTCAGTTCCTTCATGCGCCCGTTGATCGCATTGACCTGTGCAGCCTCGGCGCCAACAGGCTTCCGGCGGCCACGATCGCGCGCCTCCGCTTCGATCTTCCCGACTTTCCCGGAGAATTCGAGAAGCATCGCGTCGATCTTTTCGGTTTCAAGGATGAAGGTTTCCTCGCAACGCCCAAGATCATCCTCGAAGTTTCGGAGGGTCTTCACGAGCTTGTCGCGCTCCGCCTCGTAATCCTTCAGCTTGTACTTGGCGCGCTGGCGATCGACGACGGCCATCGCCTTGTCGACAGCGGCGTGGATGACGGGAAGCTCCTCGTCAGACGGCGCGTAGCACTGGACGGTGAGCTGTCGATCGTCGCCGAGGTTGGCGATGATCGAGTAGCCGAGACCCGGCACGTTGATGACCGGGCCGCTCATACCGGCGCCCCCACGCCCGAGAGCTTGTTCTCGTGCCGGCGACGATACTCGCTGGTGAGGTTCTTGCCCTTGGTTTCCGCCTCGTGGACGTGCATCCGAAAGACGATTTCGCGGATGCTATCCCACCGATGACGCGCCACAGTGTACGAGAATCCGTGGTGGAATTCCTCGCCATTGATAACGATCTTGTCGGCGAACTCCGCGAGGTCAAGCGTGAAGCTCACCTCCTCGTCGAGATCGGCTTTGCCGGTGCGCTTCCCTTCCTCGCGGCGGATGCGCTCCATTTCGGCGGCGATAACGCGCTCGGTCTCGGCCTCTTTCATGGCCTTCTCGATGCGCTGGCGTGCGAGGGCCTGAGCGGCCGCAATCTCCTTGTCCGACAAGATGCTCGGGGGCGCCGTATCGGTGCTACCGAGATCGTCGTCGAACATGGACTGTTCGTCTTTCTCCATGAGGTATCTCTCGTTGGGCGGGGTTGCCCGAGCGCACTATGGCACAATCAAATGCGTGTGTGAATTGGTGCTAAAACCAAGGGGCGACCGTTAAGCCGCCCCTTGGCCCCCGTGGAGAGCTATCAGCCGAACGTGCCGGTGATCGCCGACGACGATTCGATCCGCGCGCCGAACTGCGTGTTGAGCAGCATCGTCGCGTAGAAGACCTTCCAGGAGATGATCCGCTTCTGATTCATCGGGTCGGACTTATCCGGCCCCATCAGGAAAGCGGTCTCGATGCCGCGCAGCTTGACCCGACCGTAGCAGCCGCGACCGAACACATAGGTCGGGTAGACGGTGACACCAGCGGCCGGGGCGGCCGGCGGAACCTGAGCAACGCCGGTGCCGGTGATGACGACAGTCTGGTTGCCGGCCATCTGCGTCGCTTGCCCGGTGAGACCGCCATAGGTCGGGCCCGAGGTCGAAAGGCCGAGGTTCTGCGGGCTCGCCGTGGTCCCGATGTACACCGAGAAGGTGAAACCGGGAACGTTCGGCAAGGCCACGCTGATCGAGCCGTTCGGACCGGTGACCGCAACACCGGCGGAGACCGCGTAGATACGGCTCTCGTACTGGTTCTGCGAGTCCGACCCGGTGACCTGCACGTAATAGGTGCCGGTCGCCAGATTGCCCGCCGTGCCTGCTGTGCCGGCGATCGCTGCGAACCCGGTCCAGCTCGGGATCATGTTCGACTGACAGAAGCGGATACCGCGCCATTCGCCGGCTTCGAAATTGTACAACCGGTTGATGTCGCTGTAGCTCCACGCCGTCTTGACGTCCGAAGCGTTGGCGAAGTCGCCCACAACGAAAGGGTGGATCAGCGCCGCATAGTGCGGCATCCCGCGCGGACTATCCGATGCGCGGCCTCCGCCGGCCTCGACATCCTTGCGGACATCGGTCTCCTCGGTGCCGTTGAACTGCGGCGCGCCGAGGTTAGTCAGCATCGCCGAAGTGCGATTGACGGTCGTACTGTCGAGCACGTCGGTCGACTGAAGCGCGCCACGCGAACCACGCGAGTTCACATAGTTGACCTGCGTCAGTGCGTTGAGAGCGTTGAAAGTGTTACGCTCCAGCGTTTCCGACGACTGAAGCCCGATCAGCATGTTCGCCTGTTTGACCAGCGGATGTTTGATCGTCAGCTCGGCCACGTCGGTGATGACGACGAGGTCGCCCCACTGCTGGCACGTCCCGGTGACCTGCTGAAAGGTCAGGCTTTCGCCCTGCGACGGAGCGACCCCTTCCGAGATCGGCTGGAACGGCAGCGGGAGACGCTGGAAGCGCGTCGCGGTGTAGGTGATGCCGCGGCCCTCGGGGAGATCGAGCGGATCGCCGAAACCGTAGGCGCAGAGCTGGCGCTGTGCGAGATCGAGAACTTCGTCAGCGATGAAGTTCTCGATGTCAGCCTGAAACTGGCTGGAAGTGTTCGTACCGGCCATGAGAGGCTCCTTCCTGCGC